CTCCACCGTTCAAGCCTGATTGGATGGATGGTTGTCTTAAACTGTATGTGGTAGATCATCCTAGACTTGGGTGTAGGCTGATTACAACAACGAAGGTGGTTAAAGAGTATCCTAACGGAGTCTTTGAGACAGAGTATGTTGTTTACCACCCGATTGATGGAGACTTCAATGACACATGAACCTTTGGAAGACTACTTCCACCAGATAAACAAGGAGAAACAAGATATGGCTATTTTTGATGATTGGCTTGATGAGAATGAAAAACCTATGACCAAGGTTTATTTCACAATCACTACACCTGCGGTAGAACACTATCCTGAGCATACTCACACCTTGGATATTGCTTGGACAGAGGGTGCTCGTTGGTATGACGTGGTGTGGGAAGTTTTAGGTGTCTTAGAGGCTTCTTACGGATACGGTATCAAAGAGAAGGTGTTCTTCCAGATGTACAAATTTAACATCGAGGCTGAAGAAACACACGGTAACCCTGACTTGGTAAAGCAAATGTTCGAGAAGGAATTGAGCTAACATGAGGATCTTAGTAATCCCCGATACTCAGGTCAAGGAAGGTATTCCAATGGAGCACCTCTCTTGGGCTGGTAAAGCTATCTGTGAGTACAAGCCTGATGTAGTTGTTCACTTGGGCGACCATGCTGACATGCCTAGCCTATCTAGCCACGATGTTAAAGGTAGTAAATACTTTGAAGGTTTACGCTACCAGAAAGACATCGAGGCAGCTAAGTTGGGTATGTCTATGCTGCTACAACCTCTTCGTGAGCTTCAGAAGACACAGAAAGACACCAAACACAAGGTCTACAAGCCTCGTATGGTGTTGACACTCGGTAACCATGAGAACCGTATTGACAGGGCTGTTAACAACAATCCTATGCTTGAAGGTTTAATCTCCATTGAGGACTTGGAATATGACAAAGATTGGGAAGTCCATGCCTTCTTACATCCTGTGTTTATTAATGGTGTGGGTTTTAACCATTACTGGCCTGTTGGAGCCATGGGACGCCCTGCTGCTTCACCTGCCGCTATTATTAGCAAGCTTCATATGTCTTGTGTCGCTGGTCATCAACAAGGTAAACAGGTCGCTTATGGTAAACGTGCTGATGGGAAGCCTATTACTGCTATCGTTGTTGGTAGTTATTACCTTCATGATGAGTCTTACATGGATCAGCTCTCCAACCGTCATTGGCGTGGGTTGTTGGTCATGAACGAGGTAAATGACGGACACTTTGATGAGATGTTCCTGTCGATTGAATACTTACAACGAAAGTACTCATCTAATGAAACCAACAGTTAAAGAGATTGATGAATATATGGCATCCCTTGGATTACCTGAGAAACCTAGCAAAGAAGTAGGTAAAAAGTATGACAATGAGAAACTTCGTTGGAGTTTATTGCCTCTAGGGGCTTTACAAGACGTGGTAAAAGTGTTAGAATTTGGGGCCAAAAAGTACGCCCCTGACAACTGGAAGTACGTAGATCAGGCTGAGGAACGATACTGGAACGCAGCTATGCGCCATATCATCGCCTACAAGCTGGAATCTCCTGCCGACAGTGAGACGGGGCTTTCGCATCTGGCACACGCTGTATGTTGCCTTTTGTACATTCAACAACTAGATAAAGAGAACAACACATGAGTAAAATGACCCCCTACCAGACCTACATTGCCAAGTCACGCTACAGCCGTTATTTGGACGATAAAGGCCGTCGTGAGCACTGGAATGAGACAGTGGCTCGTTACTTCGACTTCATGGAAAAGCACCTGAAGAAGAATAACAACTACACCCTGACACCTGAGCTGCGTAACCGTCTTGAGACAGCAGTGGCTAACTTGGACGTTATGCCCTCCATGCGATCAATTATGACTGCTGGTGAGGCTCTGGAGCGCCAGAACATCGCTGGCTACAACTGTAGCTATCTCCCTATTGACGACCCAAAAGCCTTCGATGAGGCTATGTATATCCTCCTGTGCGGTACAGGTGTAGGCTTTAGCGTGGAGCAGAAATATGTCAACAAACTCCCTGAGATTCCTGAAAAGCTTTATGAGTCTAATACTGTGGTTCACGTTAAAGACTCCAAAGAAGGATGGGCAAAGGCCCTACGACAAGTTCTTGCTCTCCTATGGGCAGGTGAAGTGCCTAAATGGGATGTTTCGGCGGTACGTCCTAGTGGAACACGGCTTAAGACTTTCGGTGGCAGAGCTTCGGGGCCAGAACCTTTGGTTGAGCTGTTTAAGTACACAGTCAATAAATTTAAGTCCGCTAGTGGTCGTAAACTTACCTCATTGGAGGCCCATGACATTCTCTGTAAAATCGGGGAAGTTGTCGTTGTTGGTGGTGTGCGCCGATCCGCAATGATCTCTCTGTCTGACTTGGGTGATGACCGTATGGCTCACGCTAAGGCAGGTAATTGGTGGGACGGTCAAGGCCAACGAGCATTGGCTAACAACTCAGCGGTCTACGAGGTTAAGCCCGATGTAGGTCAGTTTATGCGTGAATGGAGCAATATCTATGAAAGTCATTCAGGGGAGCGTGGAATCTTTAACCGCTATGCTTCGGAACTTCAGGCGGCTAAGAATGGTCGTCGTGTACTCGATAAAGAATGGGGCACTAACCCTTGTAGTGAAATTATCCTCCGCCCTTACCAATTCTGCAACCTCTCTTCAGTTATTGTTCGTGCGGATGATGATGTGGAGTCTCTTAAAGAAAAAGTCGCTATTGCGACAATCTTGGGAACCTTCCAATCGACGATGACCAACTTCCCGTACCTGCGTAAGATTTGGCAGACTAACACTGAAGATGAACGTTTGTTAGGTGTCTCAATGACAGGTATCTTGGATAACCCGTTGTTGAACTCAGCTAACGATATTGGCTTACCTAAACGTTTAGAGGAACTCCGTGATGTCGCTATTTCTACAAACGCTGAGTTTGCTGCTGATCTTGGTATTCCTCAGTCTGCTGCTATCACCTGTGTCAAGCCAGAGGGAACGGTTTCTCAGCTTACTGGCACAGCTTCTGGTATTCATCCTCAGCATAGTGCTTATTTTATTCGTCGTGTTCGTAGCGATAACAAAGATCCTCTTACTAACTTCCTGAAGAACTCAGGGTTTCCGTCTGAGCCTTGCGTTATGAAGCCTGACTCTACGACAGTGTTTTCTTTCCCAATGAAGGTTGAGAAAGGCGCAGTGTTGAGGGAAGACTTGACCGCTATTGAGCATTTGCGTCTATGGTTGATTTTCCAACGTCATTGGTGTGAACATAAACCATCAGTGACTATCTCTGTTAACGAGAATGAGTGGCCTGCTGTTGGCGCTTGGACATGGGAGCATTTTGATGAAGTTACTGGCGTATCGTTCTTGCCTATGGATGGCGGTACGTATCGACAGGCTCCCTATGAGTCTATCGACGAGGCAACATACAATACGCTTGTTATGGAAATGCCTTCATCTATTGATTGGGAAGCGATGAGCGAGAACACAGATAATGTGGAAGGTGCTCAAATGCTCTCCTGCACTGCTGGCGCTTGTGAAATTGCCTTTTAAAGTTATGATACTTATGCGGGTAGTCGAAATGATTACCTGCATCCACATTATTGCTAACACATGGAGGCACTGGTAATATATGATAGTAGACTTTAGCTGGTCAGGTGGTCTAGTCTTTGGATTGAACCACACTGAAGAGGCCGTTGTAGAGACTGATGAAGATGTGTATGAGTTTGCTAACGCAGTTCTTCTACATCTAGGATTCTTTACAATAGCGTTTATCTTTGTTCTAGGAAAGGACTGATAATAAAAAAGGCCCCTTGTGAGGGCCTTCTTCGTTTTAGCTCTAGTGTATGGTTATACAACTAGGCCGGGGAGGTACACTGTTTTACCGTCCTTCTTAACTGCTGTCAAGACTTGACATTTTAGGTCAGCAGGGTCGTAAGACACATGCACCCAACCGCTATCTGGAATCCCTTGTGTGTAGAATTCAAGAATAACCTGTGTGAACTTGTAGTTGTCTACAATGTACTTAGCCAAGTCTCCGTTAGTAACACCTGTGATCTCAATATCCGCTGCTTGTCCTTTGCAGTGATCCGAGGTCTTAGAACCACCCACAGAGGCGTTAACTTCAGGGGCACGATAGCCTGAGTTAATCTTGACGGACTTACCGTAGTGGTCACGTACTGGCTGGATAATGTTGTCTACAAGCTTCTGTAGGTTTTCAATAACCTGTAGTGTGGGTGTATTGTCCAAACCTTTACGAATAGCTGTTTCACTCTTTGTAAATTCAGCCAAGGTAAAGTTCTTGCTTAGTTGTGTCATTTGTTTTTCTTCTCCATGATCTTCTCAGCCGTGCGGCCACCAAAATATGCCAACATAATCAGTTGACCCCATTCACCTAGCAATTTAACGTAGGACTCGTTCACATTAACGTTAAAAGCTGACATCATTGCAAACAAGAAGTAAGCACCCAATATAGCCACAAGGGTCATAGGTCGGATGTTCTTAGACAACCAAGAGTCAGAAGACATATCAGCCTTCCAACGATCAGTCACGTTCTGTTGTTCGACCTCAAAG